TGAGGTTAATGATGTTGGTGATCAAGTAGCATCTATTTTAAATTACGATCTTGAATATGTAAATCTTCTTATGGCATCTATGAGAGGACGTGCAGGACAAGTTGTAGGTCAAGGATTCTCTGGTAAGAAAACTCAACTTGGAGTTAAGATGTCTAAGACCGTTAAGAAGGTTGGTGCTCTTAATTTAAAGACTATAATTGAAGCTGATAAGTTAACATTTTGTGACTATGATATATTAAGTGAATTAACTACCTTTATTCAAAAGAGTAATTCATTTGAAGCAGAAGAAGGATGTAATGATGACCTTGCAATGTGTTTGGTAATATATGCATGGTTAGTTGCACAAGATTACTTTAAAGAACTTACTGATCAGGATGTAAGAAAGAGATTATATGAAGAACAGAAAAATCAGATAGAACAGGATATGGCACCGTTTGGATTTATGTCGGATGGGTTAGATGATACTAGTTTTGTTGATGATGAAGGAGATAGATGGCATACGGATGAATATGGGGACAGATCTTACATGTGGGAGTATATGTAAACATCCAAAACAATAAATATTTCCAGAGAAACTGAGACTCGGAGACAAAAAACATGGCGACTCCTCAATTATCTCCCGGAGTATTAACACGGGAAGTTGATTTAACTGTCGGGAGAGCTGATAACGTATTAGACAACATTGGTGCTATTGCAGGTCCTTTTGAGATCGGACCGGTAGATCAAGTTACGGATATCGCCACAGAACAGGCATTAATTAATACATTCGGAAAACCGATATCTACTGATGCTCAGTATGAATATTGGATGAGTGGGTCTTCATTCCTCTCTTACGGTGGTGTTCTTAAAATCGTTAGGTGCGATGGAACTTCACTAAATTGCTCCAATGCAGGTGTAGGTGCTACTACTGCATCAAGTGTAAAGATTAAGAATTTCGATGATTACGAAGCAAATTGGGATTCTGCTACTAACTTTACATTTGCATCTAAGAACCCTGGTCCATGGGCAAACGAATTAAAAATTTGTTACATTGATGACTTTGCTGATCAGACTCTGGGTGTCACAACTAATAATCTCAGTAATATTGGTGCTCAAGTTGGTTGGGGTATTACTACACCTTTAGAGAATATTACTCTCGCGGGTGTTGGTACAACCAGTTCATTTAATGGATTTATAAAAGGTATCATTACTGGTGTTACTACAGATACTAGTGATAGTAAGAGTACTATTGATGTTAAGATTGTTTCTCGCGTAGAAGTCTCCGGTGCGGGAAGAACAGAAACTAGGATTTCTTATGGTATAGGAAACTCACTCAATTCATTTGAGGTAGATGATAAACTTTCCTTTAGTCCAAGTACAGGTGTTACTACTGCTTTGTATAGAGCAGATGGTGGTGTAGGATTTGCATGTTCTACCGCAGTTGACTGGTACGATCAACAAACTTTGGGATTAACTAATTCCACTGTTTATTGGAAGTCTATTGCTCGTAGACCAGTAACTAGCTCTTATGCAAGTGTTAGAAACTCTTATAATGATGCATTAAACATTGCTATTGTTGATGATACTGGTAATGTAACTGGTATTCAAGGAAATATCCTTGAGAAGCATGTAGGCCTCTCTAAAGCCATAGATGCTATTTCTGCAGTTAATTCTCCACAAAGAATATGGTATAAAGATTATCTAGCACTAAATTCAGAGTATCTTTATGCTGGTTATAACATTTCACAAGCAAGTGATGCTACATGGTCAACAACTCCAACTGTAACTGGATTCCAGACTTACAGTGGTGTTCGGGCCGCATCCTTTAATCCACTTTCTACGACTGCTGGTTTGTGGGGTCAAGATGCTCAAGGGGTTACCTTTACGGTTGTTGGTAATACAACTTATACCCTTAACGGTGGTGTAGGATATACAACTGCTGCTGATTACAATCCTACCGGGATGAAAGCAGAGTTGGGAGATTTAATTACTGCTTATGACCTCTTCTCAAATAGTGATGAGGTTGAAGTAGATTATATACTTGGTGGTCCTTCTTTGGGTGGATTTGCTGAATCACAAGCAAAAGCAAACAAATTAATCTCTATTGCTTCTAATAGAAAAGATTGTGTTGCGGTTATTTCACCTTATAGATTAGGTGTTGTTAATCTAACTAATACAACAACTCAAACAAATAACATTCTTGAGTTCTTTGCACCACTTACATCTTCATCTTATGCAATCTTTGATAGTGGTTATAAGTACACCTATGATAGATTTAATAACAAATTCCGTTACATTCCATGTAATGGTGACATAGCAGGACTGATGACAAGAACTGCTATCAACTCCTTCCCATGGTTCTCACCTGCGGGACAACAAAGAGGATTGTTGAATAATGCAATTAAACTTGCATACAACCCATCTAAATCACAAAGAGATCTTCTCTATCCTGAAAGAATTAATCCAATCATTAATCAGCAAGGAACTGGTGTAATGCTATTTGGTGATAAGACGGGTCTTGCTTATCCATCTGCGTTTGATCGGATTAACGTTCGTAGATTGTTCCTTACTGTGGAGCAAGCACTTGAAAGATCTGCTCAAGCACAATTGTTTGAACTTAACGATCAGACTACGAGAGCAAACTTCGTTAACATTGTTGAACCTTATCTACGCGATATTCAGGCAAAGAGAGGTGTTTATGACTTCCAGGTAATCTGTGATGAATCCAACAATACTCCTGATGTAATTGATAACAATGAATTCAGGGCTGATATATTCCTGAAGCCAACTAAATCAATTAACTACATTACACTAACATTTGTTGCTACCAGAACAGGTGTTGCCTTTGAAGAAGTGACTGGTAAAGTTTAAATTATAATGTCTTATTAATTCCATAGGAGGAAACATTAAATGTCCACACTCAGAACAATCAGTGCTTTTAAGTCGAAGCTTACAGGTGGCGGTGCAAGGCCCAATCTGTTTGAGGTAGAAATTCCCTCATTCCCTATTGCGGCAGGTACTAACACTTGGAGAACCGGCGATAATCAAGAAGCAGACACCTTTAAGTTTTTATGTAAAGCAGCAACATTGCCTGCTTCTAATATCACTCCAGTTGAAATACCCTTTAGAGGTCGTATTTTAAAAGTTGCGGGAGATAGAACCTTTGATAACTGGCAAATTACAGTTATTAATGATGAGAATTTCATCATCCGTAATGCTTTTGAAACCTGGATGCAGGGTATTAGTAAGAACAGTAACGCTACAGGTGCTGTTGATCCCACTTCATATATGACTTATGCGTTAGTTCATCAGCTAGGAAGAGGTGCTGATAACGGATCTAACTCACAAACTGCTTCACAATCAGTTAGTGGAGTTTCTGTTACACCACTTAAGACTTATACTTTCTTTGATATATTCCCAACTACAGTCTCTGCAATTGATCTTTCTTACGAGAATGCAGATGCAATTGAAGAGTTTACTGTAGATTTCCAAGTTCAATACTGGGAACCAGGGGCATATACTAAAGATTCCGCCTAATTTTAGCGAGCTAAATACTAACATAAAGAACTAGTATAATAAATTATGGCTCGCCTTTTTGGATTCTCGATTGAGGATACTGAACCGCAATCTCCAAATGTTGTCTCACCTGTTCCTCCTAGCAGTGATGATGGCAATGACCACTATTTAAGTAGTGGATTTTTTGGTTCATATGTTGATATTGAGGGCGTTTATAAAACAGAATTTGATCTTATAAAAAGATATCGTGAAATGGCACTTCACCCAGAGTGCGATAGTGCCATTGAAGATATAGTAAATGAGGCAATTGTTGCTGATAGCAACGATAGTCCGGTCAAGATAGATCTTGATAATTTAAATGCCAGTGATGGTATTAAAGATAAGATAAGAGAAGCATTTAAATATACACTTGAACTCTTAGATTTTGATCGTAAAGCACACGAAATCTATAGGAATTGGTATATTGATGGGAGATTATACTATAATAAAGTAATCGATATTAAAAAACCGCAGGAAGGAATACAGGAATTGCGGTATATTGATGCATTAAAAATGCGTTATGTACGCAAACAAAAGAAGGATCCCAAAGATAAGTACCGTCTGTCTAATATGAATTCTGATAATCCAATGGATTATGAGATGCCTGAAATGGAGGAATTTTTCATCTTTAATCCAAAGATGACTTATCCCACTACCAGTCCTGCTGCAATGGGTGGTCAATCTGGAATCAAGATGACAAAGGATTCCATCACTTATGTTACTTCTGGTTTAGTAGATAGAAATAAGGGATCAACCCTTTCATATCTTCATAAAGCAATTAAATCACTCAATCAATTACGTATGATTGAGGATAGTTTGGTTATTTACAGACTATCAAGAGCACCAGAACGTAGAATTTTCTATATTGATGTTGGTAATTTGCCTAAAGTTAAGGCAGAACAATACCTGCGTGATGTTATGATGAGGTATCGTAACAAGCTTGTATATAATGCTGATACTGGAGAGATACGTGATGACAAAAAATACATGTCAATGCTTGAGGATTTCTGGTTGCCAAGAAGAGAGGGCGGCCGGGGAACCGAGATCTCCACGTTGCCAGGAGGTCAGAACCTTGGAGAAATTACTGATATTGAATACTTTAAGAAGAAATTATTCAAATCACTTAATGTTCCTATTTCCAGAATTGAAGGAGACGGTGGGTTTAACTTGGGAAGATCTTCTGAGATCTTAAGAGACGAAGTTAAGTTCAGTAAGTTTGTTGCACGTTTGAGAAAGAGATTCTCTTACATGTTTAATGACATACTGAAGACCCAATTACTCCTAACGAATATAATTACTCCTGAAGATTGGAATATAATGGAGGAGCATATTCAGTATGACTTCCTTTATGATAACCATTTCTCAGAGTTAAAGGATGCAGAGTTGTTCAATGAAAGGTTAGCAATGGTAGCTGTTGCCGAACCTTATGTTGGCAAATACTTCTCCCAAGAGTATGTAAGACGCAAAGTTTTACGTCAAACTACAGAAGATATTAGAGATCAAGATAAGCTTATCGACCAAGAAATTAAGGATGGTATTATTCCTGATCCTGCAGATATGATGCTTGATCCAGAAGGTGGTGGTGGATTGTTACCTCCACCTCCTCCAGAAGAAGAAGTACCTGGTGCTGTTGGCGCAGCTACAGATGCTAATCAAGCAACAGTAAAGGCAGAATTAGACAAACCTAAGGCACCACCCAAAGGCGGGGTTATCTAAATGCCAGAGGAAAACGGCTTAAAGCATGACGTTTATTCTCAGACACATGAAGATGGATTTGATTGGAGTAAATGGAATAAGTTTGATAAGGAGTGGTGGGTCCAATTAAAACTGGATGCTAAAGAAGTCAGATTACTTTATAGTATGGTTTCTTTTTACCTTAGTAATTATTCCGGTGCTCCTGGAAGACCTCCTGATGAAGAACATTATTTAAAATTTTTGAAAGGAGAGCTTTATAAAATGATCCAGGATTATAATTTTACACACAACAATAGTTGATAGTTTATAAATACTAGGGACTCATACACAATATATGGTATTGAACAATGGATGAACTTATGGATATGATGGTGGATGATGCGTCTGCATCACAAATCAGTGATAAATTGAAGGATTTACTTTATACTAAGTCTGCAGAAAGAGTCGATGCATTTCGTCCTACTGCTGCTAGTTCTGTATTTGGTGATAATGAGGTAGAAGGGGATGAGGTAGAATCGGAAACAGAAGCGGAAACAGAAACGGAAGTAGAAGCACAAGCAGAAACTGAAGTAGAAGATGAAGTTGATGTATCTACTGCAAAACTCTTCTAAATAAAGGTAAATGAACTTATGGAACTATAATGGCATATAGATCAGTTGGGGTAGGAACCTCAGTATCAATTCCCAATCCAGAAGCTGCTGCAGTTCAGACTGATTATTTTGACGTGCAAACTGAAACTATTCGTATTAATGCGGTAGGTGCTGATTGTCATGTTGCGGTAGGAAATACTCCTGCAGCAACTAAAACGAATCTTTATATTCCATCTGGTGGAACCATGAGTTTAGGGATGACGAAAGCATCTCAAAGAGTAGTAGGAATTACTACTGGCACAACTGAAACTATTCTTAAATTCCCAGAAGGGCAGCAATGTCCGTTTGGAACAGGGAATTACATTTCTGTTGAAACTAGTGATAGTTATGCAGGAATTACTTCATATCTACAACACAAACGTGTTATTTCTGTAAATACCACAGCAGGTATTGAGGGTTACTTTATGACTCAATGTACTGTTGCTGCTGATACACAGAAAATAATTGAATCAGATTTAGACTTTACAGATGCTCGTGCTATTGCATCTCATAGAGTTTCAGTGATAGGAGCTTCCGGAGCACATAATCTTGCCGGAGGACACATACATTGTCATCAAGTTCAAATTACAGGCGAAGGCTGATGAAACTGATTACGGAAGAAATCGAACAGGTAGAATTTATCGTTGAAAATCGCAACGGTAAAAAATCTCTTTATATTGAAGGGGTTTTCCTACAAGGAAACATCAAAAACCGTAATGGTAGAATGTATCCAATGGAAACTCTTCGTAAGGAAGTTTCTCGATACAATGAAAATCACATTCAGTCTGGAAGAGCACTTGGAGAACTGGGTCACCCCGACGGTCCAACCGTTAATTTAGACCGTGTTTCTCATAAAATTGTCTCTTTAAAAGAGAGTGGTTCTAATTATGTTGGTAAAGCTAAAATTCTTGGCACACCAATGGGTAAAATTGCATCCAATCTTTTAGATGAAGGTGTAAAACTCGGTGTTTCTTCTCGTGGTGTTGGATCATTAAAACCAACTCGTGAGGGATTTAGTGTAGTTGGCGAAGATTTCATGCTAGCAACCGCTGCTGATATTGTAGCCGATCCTTCTGCACCTGATGCATTTGTATCTGGAATTATGGAAGGAAAAGAGTGGGTTTGGGACGGGGGAATCCTGCGTGAGAAGTTCGCAGAGAAGACCTATAAGCAAATCAACACACTCGTTACTCAAAAGAAACTTGATGAGCAGAAATTGGATCTATTTAACAATTTCTTATCAAACTTATAAAACTTCTAAATAAATATAGATTTAATTAAGCGTAAATCGGAGAATCCTCAAATGGCTCGTGGTACAAAATTACAAGAAATGGAGCAGTCTAAGACAGCTGTGAATGCTAATGCCTCCCCTGCTCAACCTATGGGTAAAATCAAAGGCGCAGATGTAGAAGACCTTGGAGGTCCTACACCTGAAAATTACAGTCCTACAAATGACTCCGCTAAATTGAAGCCTGCTGGCGGTACGCTTAAGCAAGTCAAAGATGTTGTCAATAAGGGTGCTGGTAAAGCAGATCCTATGGGCAAGTTAAAAGGTGCCATCGGACAATCAGAGGAACAAGAAATGGATGCGGAAGCAACTCTAGAAGAAACTCCTACAGTTACCGACGAGGTAGTTGAAGAGGATGCTGTTGTTGAAGCAGAAGAAACTGTTACTGCTGAGTATGACATGGAAGAAGATGTCAACGCTCTCCTAGGTGGAGAAGAACTCTCTGAAGAATTTAGAGAGAAAGCAAAGACAATCTTTGAAGCAGCAATCAACGCTAAGGTTGGTGCAGTCAAAGAAGAAATTCAAGCAGAATATGACGCTAAGCTTGTTGAAGGTGTTGCTGAAGCCAGAGCAGAACTTTCAGAGCGTGTAGATTCTTATCTTGAGTACGTTGCTGACGAGTGGTTCTCTGAGAATCAGTTAGCTGTAGAAAGCGGACTTAAGACTGAGATGACAGAATCATTCCTTGAAGGAATGAAGAGTCTTTTTGAAGAACATTATGTATCAATCCCTGAAGAAAAATATGATGTCCTCCATAGTATGGTAGAAAAACTTGATGACATGGAAACCAAGCTCAATGAGCAAATTGAAAAGAACATCGGTTTAAACAAGCGTCTCGCAGAGTCGGTTGCTGATGGTATTTTCGAATCAATTTCTGATGGTCTAGCAGCCACTCAGAAAGAGAAGCTCGCTTCACTTGCTGAAAGTGTAGAGTTTGAAAGTGAAACAGAATATCGTGAAAAGTTGGAGACACTCAAGGAATCTTATTTCCCTGCTAAGAGTAAGTCTTCAGCCGCTAAGACAGAAACCCTTTCCGAAGGTGTAGAAGGTGCTCCTGAAGTTCCTCATGGAACGATGGCTGCATATCTAAATACTCTTTCTCGTGTTAGCAAAGCCTGAATTTAATATTAATCAAACAAACTTTACATAGGTAAACAAGCAATGTTTCAATCAGAATCATTGCAGGAAAAGTGGAAGCCGCTTCTAGAGTATGAAGGTCTTGATCCAATCAAAGACAATCATCGGAAAGCTGTAACCGCAGTCCTGCTAGAAAACCAAGAAAAATTCCTTAGGGAAGAACAAGCATTCGGCTCAGGATTGAGCTTGATGGAAACTGTTCCAACTAACCATGCCAACACCGACGGAAACCAAGGCGGTTTTGGTAGTAGTGCAGCTGCACCACAAGCAGGTTTTGACCCCGTTCTAATCTCACTGATTAGACGTTCAATGCCTAACCTTGTTGCATATGACCTTGCTGGTGTTCAGCCAATGTCTGGACCTACAGGTCTTATTTTCGCAATGAGGTCCAAGTACAAGACCATGAGTGGAACAGAAGCTCTGTTCAACGAGGCAGATTCTGCCTTCTCCGGTCAGGACTCCGCAATGACCCAAACCGCAGGGTGGACCAATGCCGTTTCAGGTATGGGTACAACTGCACAGTCTGGTTCAAACCCCGCTGTCCTTAACCCAGTTGGTTCTGCTACTTCTACTGCCTACGACGTAGGTCAGGGGATGGTAACAGGTTCTGCTGAGAACTTGGGCGACGGTGCGAACAACCAGTTCAACCAGATGGCATTCTCTATTGAGAAGGTCACGGTTACTGCTAAGTCTCGTGCGCTAAAAGCTGAGTACTCATTAGAACTCGCACAGGACCTTAAAGCAATTCATGGTCTGAATGCTGAAGCCGAATTGGCTAACATTCTTTCTACTGAAATCCTTGCTGAAATTAACAGGGAAGTCATTAGAACCATTTACAAGGTTGCTGAACAGGGTGCTGTACAAAATACCGCAACTGCCGGTATATTCGACTTA